TGAGGGCTTCCTCCACCTCAGTCTGGATCGGCAACACTGCCGCCTTACCCACCTGCCCCCTCCAACTCTCGTCAGTTGCGTCCGTGGGGGCATAACTCTCATACACATCCTCATCATACTGCATCAACGTCACTGCCCGCATAAGCTCGTTGGTGCGGCTGATACTCACCACCCTGTACAAGTTGGTGTGGGAGCCTGCCACCCCGAACGAGTACAACTCATACACGGAGGGTTCCGTCACCCAGTCCCACGCTACCGGCCCCCAATCAATCACGGCCGTATTACTCCCCCCTGTCACCGTCTTACGTTCAATCGTCCCGTTGCTGTGGTAGACAACCAACTCATACTCCACCCCTGCCTGTATTGTCAACGTCCTGTCCAGCGTGATTGTCCCTGCCACTGCATCCACACCAATAATCCTTCCCCCTTCCCCTATCGTCAGCACATCATGCTGCACCTCAACCACATCACCCACCTGCACCCCTATTGAATCAATATCCACACTAAACGTGATGGTGTTGGTGAGCAACTCATTGCTCCTGAGCAGATACTGCACTATCGACGCCGCCTGTGCATACGATGTCGTACCGTACAGCGTGATTGCCACCGGAGAACCCAACTCATCACCACTATCCCAATCCTCCGTCCTCATCGCTATTATGGTGCGCTGATAACCATTATCCGCATCCCAGTACGATGCCTCAATCATATTCGCCTTCTGTGCATCCTTCATCCACGTCTGGACAAATGACCCCAACTGGATATTCCCCATGGTGAATAACTGTGCCGCTTCCCCCTCCTTATCAGTGAAAGCGTAGAGTGTATCACCAACCCCATACACCATGCCCCTGCCTTCCTGACATATCCTTAACACTGCATCCCATGCCGTCATGAAAGTGTCAAATACGATGTTCACTGCATACCCAAGCTCGCCTTCGTCATACCCCCCTACGTACTCAGCCCATGCCCTGAATGACTCATAATCCAGTTTCGACCGGTGTATCCCGCACCCGTACACTGCCTCCGCATCATCATTCCCCAGCGTGGGGTAGGCAGGGTGACTGGGGTTCCCCTGTGCCAGTATGTCGTACACCGCCCATGCATGGTTGTCGGCATCCCCCTCCACCCACTGGCTGCTCCGCTCATTATACACCCACACCTTGCTTCTCTCCACATCCACCTGCACGTCCAAATCCCCACTGACCTGCCCCGTAGCCAACGCCCGGATTGCCAATAATGGTTCACCGGGATACGTAAACCCTACCCAATTATCATCCGCATCCTTTTCCCCATAACTGATCCCCGCCATGTTCACCAGGTTGACTATACAGGCTGATTTGGCACTCACCCTCACCTCATACACCTTCCCTGCATCCAACGGGTTGAGGTCGGTTGTAGCCTTAATAGCCAAACTGAAGTCGGCTGGCTTCTTATGACTCAAATATCCATAATCCATTCCCGAAGTTGCATCCGTCCTCACCTGATCCCCACTACCCTCAGGCTTCTTGAACGTGGTGAAGTTGAATGATCTCCATGAGGTAGTGCCAGTCGCCGTATACTCACGGTATTGGGCAAACAATAGACACCGTTCCCGCGTAATAGACCCCGTGGAGGTCAAATCATACAACCCTTGGGGGAAGTTGAATGTGAGTTCGATGTTGTGGGCAACAGATATTTTCTGAGCCAGCAACGACCATGCTCCAGAACTCTGATCCGGCACTTCTGCATCATTAATTGTATACTCAAACCCACTCTCATAGGTGGCAATTAGGAATGCATCAACAATCGGTGTATCAGATGCAATAAAGTAGGTGTTGCCCGCTGTCCAATACACATATTTCCTAAATGATATTGAAGCATTTGTGATGGGATATGTTGTACCCTTATATGTTATTTTGCAATTAGTATTGATGGTTAGGCCTGTTGAATACGTTATGTCGGCTGAGTTGTTCAACACCGGGAACTCCAGATACAGCCCCAGCTCCATCACATAATTATTATACGTGGCATTAAACCCACTCACCTCTGTCTGCTCTGGCAACCCGGGTCGGGTCTCCCAATCTACATCAGCATCAAACTCCGAGATTGCCCTGCCATTAATAATCACATCGTTGTAGAATCCCCCTGTACCATGCCCCACCTTCCAATTATCCGTATCAAACTCCCCATCAGACTTCAGTATAGGGTAGGAGTGGGCATTATCATTAATGTTAATAAATGTCATGCCGGGAAACGCACTCTCCGTATACTCAGCCCCATACTCTCCTGCATGCACTACCCCCGTATACTCACTCACCACCCTCTCATCCACCTTGTGTGCCGCCAACGAATACAACGCATACAGATACTGCTTATCCCCCACTATCTCAATATATCTGTTCTTCAGTGTAGGTCTGACTCGTGTCTTGCCATAAATAACCGGCATCGGCAACCCTCTACCCGCCGATGGACTACTCACATGCTGCCACCCATACGACTGTGAATATGTCCTCTCATCCGAGTCCTTCAACGGCAGCGCAAGGTTGATGATGTTTGCCCCAACAAAAGCCACAGTCGCTCCCCAACCCGGTATCAGCGACACCCCCGCCATGACCGCAAACCCCAATATCCTCATCGTCTGCCTATCCATCCCCTCCGGTACCACCATCACCGTATAATGCTCACTCCGTGCCGGGAATATCTCACTCATCCCCTTATCCACTACCTCATCCCCACATGTGACTACACACTCACCCCCATACCCGAAATACTGGGCAAGCGTCTTCCCCTTCTCCCACGCATACTCCTCCGTGGTAGACCCACCAGTCAATGGATTAAGTACATTAGTCACCTTGAACATATCGGTAATACCCCACTATCCTGTCTCCAAACGCCTTCACATGTGTCACAACCGCCCCTGTAGCCGCAGTCGTGTGAATGATCCTTCCATCCCCCACATATACCCCTGCATGATTAACATGCTCAGGGTGAATCGCTATCAATGCCACATCACCCTCATTCGGTACTTCCACCGCCTCCCAGTGCTTGTCAAACTCCCCAATCCTCACATCCGGCACCTTCACCCCATACCTTCCACACACCTCCATCACCAGCCCCCAACAATCCAACCCATATCGGGGATTCCTGCCCCCTTTCACAAACCTCATACCCACCAATCCCTTAACCATACGCCCCACCCGATATACCTGGACTTCCGCCATAATTAGCCAGATTGTTACGCAACTTGCACCCTTCCAGCGTGTGGTCGCAATCCACATACCCCAGACTGATTGTCACTGCCCTCCCCGCTGCCTCTGCCACCAACACCCTCCCTATATCATCACCAGTCACCACCCTGACATACTCCTCATCCACGGCATAATAATTATCAGCCAGGAACAACCCGTCATTATACTGTGACCCACTCACCGTGAATGCCGTATCCCTCCCCAGCGCATACCTGTCATACACCCCTGCCGTACTCCCCTGCACCACACTCACTCCATCAAAGTATGCAGCTCCCACACCCCCTACATACACCCCTAAACTACTCCTCACCCCCGTATTCACCGTCACTGATACTTTCTCCCATGCCCCTACACCTGTAGGTGCAGCATACCCACCACCAGTCACCGTTGTGGCGATCCTCAGACTATTCGCCCCTCCCCCTTGCACATACACCCAACAACTCACTGTGTACAGGGTGTTTGGCGTTACACTCACACTCTGCCACACCCCTGCGTAACTCGAATGCCCAATATGATAATAACTCTTATCCCCATACTTAGCCCTGTCCCCCGACCATCTCCTATCAGCAGCAGCCGCACTCCCCCACAATTCCCAATCACTCACATAACTCCCCCCTGTCCACCCACTCGCACTCCCTGTCACCCCGTCCTCAAAGTCCCCATTGGTCACAAGGTTTCCCACGCACTGCCTTCTCCCCCTTACATGCTCAAACACGCTCGTCACGAGGTTCCCATCCCCCACCAATATCGTATGATACCCACTCCCCCTGATAAACTGCACCAGACTACTTGTCAGCGTGTACCCTGCCATCTCATACCCGCACAACGCACCCCCGAACTTATGCCTACAAAACCCCGGTACATACCTGTCACGGGGGAAACGTTTCTTGTATGGACTCGCCATCCCCAGCCTGAATGTGATTGCCTCAGCAGTCACCGTGCAGTCCAATATCTCCGACTCCATCTCCACAGCGGGCGTGGTCAGACTCAGATGGGCAGAATGCACCACCATCACCTTCACCATACCACCCACTAACCCCCCTGACGCCTTCACCACCGTCCTGAGTGTTTCCGTCAGACTCCCAACCTCTATCCTCAACCCGTACTCATGCAGCTCCCCCTTGAGTGACGCATGTACATCCTCCAGCACAAACGGCACTGAATAATACGTATCCCCATCCCACTCCATATTGAAATGTGTGGGGTCTACAGCGGCATTATCACTGGTGTAGCGGATAGTGGTATACCCTGTCTTACTTATCTCCAGCAACAGTATCCATGCCCCTGCCGCAGCCAGCTTATTAGCCTCGTCTGTATACGCCTGATTCATACCTGCTCCAATACAAATTCCACCGTCCACCACAGGAAATTGGTGCCTGCATGGGGGGTGTAGCGTACTGGCTCCATAAACCTTACGGTGTAGGCCGTACTATCTATGGGATTAGTCCATGTGAACGACTCTGCCCCCGCCTTGCGTGCTTCCTCAAACGTCAACAACGTCCCCTTGTTGGTAGCCCCCATCCACTCATACCGTATTGTCCATCGCCGTGTCAGCCGTGTAAACCTCGCCCTTGTCGTCACATACCCACCCTCAGCCGTACTCCTTATTGTGGGGTCATGAGCCAGCACATTATCCATCACCTCCACTACAGGTTTCTGCACCAGCGTCCCATACCTGTATATCGTGGGGAATGTAGCCATCATCCACCTCCAAGCCGACTACGCACACTGGGATCGGTATCGTATGCCTCCAGCACCGTGTTAATCACCCACTCTCTCCCGTTGAACTGTGGCACAGACTTATTAGCCCGTATCTCCGTCCCCGTATTATTAATAATGTTGTTGTTGATTGCCACCTTCTGCGCTCCTCCAAACTGCCCCAGTCCCCCTCGCATGAAATCCATACCCGACTCCTCAACAGACTGCCCCACTGTCGACGTCCCGGGAATAAAGCTCGGTTCTGATATTGCCCCCATCCAATTCCCAAACACCTGATACATAAGCCTTCTCGCCACCATCTCAGCCACCATGTGATTGAATGCCCTCAGCACATCCAAGAACATCCCCTCCATGAAGTCCTTAAACTTGCCACCCTCATTAAGGAACGTCTCAATGGTGGTTGTCCACCCCGACTGAATATTCGTCAACACATCAGTATAAAGGTCAAACAACGAACTCATCCCATCCATCATACCCCTGACAGCCCGCTTCCACATC